TGTGTTGGAACAAGTGTTACAGTCTTTCCATAAAGATATGCAAACTTCAGGGTACGCAGGAAGTCCTCCTTAGATTCATGACGATTCAAGTGCACTTCTACAAGTGTACATAATTCGTATGACTCCAATGGCTGCTCCGCACATGGGTTAAATCCCATCACACGATAATCCTTACCGTCTGGCGCATCCTTTAGTCGTCCATAATTACGAGCAACATCAAGCCAGATAAAACCTGGTTCTCCGTTTTCTGTAATTAAATCTACATAGTCTTCGTACTTTGTTCCTACTTCTGCTGAAATAGAGTTGTTAGACATCCAAGCCCACCCTGGGTTTTCTGGATCAAATGAGTTACGTTCTGGGAATAGTTCTGAATTCTTTAGATTCATAAATGTTTCATCCCCTGCATTTCCCAAAGCAAGTGTTGCTGAGCGACGTACGTTGCCTGATACTACACAGGTACCAATAAGGTTTACAAGATCTACGATAGCACGAGAGTCTAGTGTTTCACCTGCTCTGGAGCCGATTACACGGTCTATATGGTCGTGCAACTTGATAAGAGGTGCAGGGCCTGATGCAACGCCTCCAAAGCCCTTAATAGGGGCTCCAAGAGGTCTGATCAGATCGTAGTTAAACTTCTGAACGCTTTGGTTTGCTCTTAGATATGAGTTGATAAGAAGTCTGACTGACTCTACCCATCCTTCACGAGTGTCTGGGATTTCGAACACCTGTTCTGGTTCTGTTGGGGCATAGATTGAGAAATTCTTATCCTGTCCCACCGTATCAAAACCTACACCAATACCAAGCATCAGGGCATCCATAACCCAAGCAAATAGTGCTCCTGGATCATTTTTATCAAGGTCCTTGGTAGATACCATTGCACAGTTTTGCAGTGCTGCAGAGTTCTTCTTCTCCATAGTCATAGGAGTTCCGAATGCCCACATGCCTCGTCCTGGTGGTGTCCACTTTAGTTCAAACATTCTTTGAAATGCTTCTTGTGCTGACTTCTGAGCCTTGTAGTCATTCCATGGCAAACGGTTTTCTTTAGCATGATTCTTCTGAACTGAATACATACCCTCGATTACACGACGACAAACCTCATGCCATCTTTCTTTAGTTCCATCTTCCTTCATTCGAGAATATGTACGAATAAAAGTAATTTCTCCAAGTGAGTTTTCTGCTGCATCTTTAAAACCAAACGGGCTCTCTTGTGCTTTATACTTTTCTACAAAGTCCTCTGGAAGTTTAAAACTAAAAAAATCTGACATAGTGTGTATCGTCCTTTCAAAAACGGAATAGTGTTAAGTATAGCAGAGTTTTTAAAAAAGCAAAACTCTACCTAAATATGTTGTTTAGGGTTATTGTTTAATGAATCCAGTGTTGTGGAATCATTATCTTCTCACCACTTTTAACTAAGTGAGCGGTGTGATGATATGGAGGTGATGGAGGAAACACAATAATACTTCCTGCTTTTGGCTTTATTGCAAAAGTGTAATTTATTCCTTTTTCTGCATTGCTAAAATCTGCTGGAGGTCTTGCCTCTTTTAATATTCCTCCTGGAGAAGCAATTGTAAAAGATATTTCTCCGCCTTCGTAATTATCGTTAAGGTACATAACAAAAGAAACCTTTAGTCTTTCATCTCCCTCTTGCTGATCAAAGTGTGCTCCCATAAATGTTCCAGCCTCATACTTTTTAATAGGATAAACTGGAAACAGTTTTGGCTCATCTGTTATTCCTTGAGCCTTTGCATAATCTCTTGCAACATCGTCAAATGCCTTTTGTAGTGTTGAGTATATGTAGTTATTTTTTTCATCATTAGGGTCTGACAATGAAATATTCTTGTCTGTTCCATAGACATATGCTTGGCCACTACAAGCCATCCACTCTCCCCAAGGATCCTTGTTGTCATTCTCAATTGCATCAACAAGTTTCTTTGGATCTTCAATTACATCTGTGTAATAGTAAACCTTTTCTTCTAATATTTCTTTATTCATTATCAATCTCCTTAGTATTTATTTTTTTCGTACCAACCTGTAACCTTGATAAACCCAACAGTTACATATCTTATTGGGCTATCTTTTCCTACAGGTCTTACTCCGTGCTCGTATTCTTCTGTCCCTGGAAAAATAAGCAAAGTCTTTGGGGCTGGTCTCAAATCAGAATCTGGCTTATTTTCAAAAAACAAAGTTCCATCTTTGTAGTCATCGTTAATATACAGAATAGCAGCATATCGTATAGAAGGGTCAGTATGCTGATCTGTATGAGACTTCAACTCTACCCCCTCTTGCATTCTTTGCAATGTTCCAAATCCAGCAAGTTCTAGTGATGGATCTGATAATTGTATAAGGTTTCCAAGTCTTCTTTGCAAAGTAACTGTAATTGGTTCATGAACAACATTTAAATTTTTATCTTGCCAGCCTTGTGTAATTTCAAACTTTCCCTCAGCAACAAGGTTATCTACGTCATCTCTACCAAACTTTTCCATACAAAATCTAGCAAGATTTTTTGTATATTCTATGCCCCAGTCTGCCTCTGTAGCATTATTAATTATTTCCCAAATTGTATCTAACTCTTCATCTGATATAAAGTTTTTGATAGCCAAGATGTCGTCATGAAGGACCTCTATTTCATAGTTAGCATCAGTGAATTCTTTTTCTAAAAAAATTGCCATGTTAGTTATCCCCTACCTTATACTTATTGTTATTTATGTCTAACTTATATCCTTCTTTAAGTAGCCCTTGCCACTCTGCTCTTTCAATTTCTTGCTGTGCTCTTGTTGCCTTCATTTCTTCAGCCCAAGCATCTCTTAGTTCTTGTGGGTAGTCTGACTCTTCTCTGTCATCCCAAAAAGAACCAATGGTGTATCTTACTCCACTTTCTATCAGTGAGACTTCATGCATATTATTAAATCCCCCGTCAAAAACAGCAAGCATTCCAGTTTGTGGTTTAATTTGTATATCCTGGTCTGGAAACCTAAGAAGGCCGCCCTTAAAATCATCATTTAAATATAAGAATCCTGCGTATCTGCTTCTTGTAAATGCTCCTGATTTTCCTTCAGCATCTGTGTTGTCTGAGTGTATTCTTGCATATGCTCCTGGCTCCCATTTCTGTGTATGATAGCCAATCTTAGATATTATCTTTGGGTCAAGGTCATGAACTGATGCTATTGCTTCTGGCATTATTTTTTCAATATCTGAAAATATAGTTGGAGATAATCCAGCATCAATAACTTCTTCATCATTGTCTCGTGGAAGAACAGAGGAGTACGATTCATAAAAAGATATTGGCATCCAAGATATCTTTTTGTTTTCTGCTTGAGCATCTAAGGCTTGAATCATTTTTGCACAATCTTCCTTGCTTATAAAGTTTTCATAAACAACAATGTCTTTTGTGATTCTTTTTTTATTTTTTAAATTCATTTTATTCTCCTTACATCTCCTGCGCTTTTTCTGGGAGGAATACCAGCCCAAAAGTTTTTTACAATATCTGTTTGCATTTCTTTCCAAACATCTTTTCCAAATTCAGTCTCTTTATCATACCATTCTTTAGATCCATCTTCGTACTTCATCCAATACATTCTAGAAATATATTTGTTTTCTTTCCTTGGAACCATTACACCATGTAGGTATACTTTTCCATCTTTAGTTAATATGTCTGGATGGCCTGAAGGAAAAACCAAGACATCTCCAGCCTCTGGCTTGTACATGTAGGCTTCTTTTCCAACAACAAAGTCAATCTCTCCACCTTCGTAGTCATCATTAAAGTATGTTAATGCTGTTACTACAAATTTATTTCCTGGGCTTTTGATTGGCTCTCTTACGTAGTCTGAGTGATATACAAGCCCAATAGAGTCTTCTATATCTGTTCTATATCTTGCAATCGATGGCCCATTAGTTGTCCATAACTTACGACTTACACCATCTTCATCTTTTATAACTTCTTCTTCATCGAAATCAACATTATTTTTTTCTATATAGTCTTTTGTTGCCAAATGAAAATTTTTAAAAACCTCTAGGATTGCATCCTTTTGTTCTTGCTGTTTTTCAGTATTTGCCTCTACTTCATCTGCTATATATTCCATACTCATTGTATGAGGATGATCTTTAAATAAAGGATTAATGTACTGTCCAAAGGCAGCCCACTGTGTCCATGGACTAAACAATCCCTGTTCATCTTCTTCTTTTAATAAAGAAGTTGTCTTAGATATATCCTTAAAAAGATTTTTATATACAAAAATTTGTGGATATATCTCAATGTAGGTTAGCGGGGCTTCTGTCATGGCTTTCGGTCTCCTGTGTGATCTGTAATCTCCCAAAAGAAAGGACATGTATATCTAATACCACTCTTGATTTCTGTTACTCCATGGATATAGTTTTTATCCCCTGGGAAAAAATATGCTGCGCCCTTTTTTGGCTTAAACTGAACTCCTTGCAAAGGAAAGTATAATTCTCCACCCTCGTAATCTTCGTTTAAATAGAATAGGCTTGATAGATCATAGTTTGGAAAATCATTTGGAAGTCCTGCGTCTGGGCCTTCGTGAAGTTCTTTATCTGCATGAGGATTTTGTAGTTGACCTGGAAGCCATCGAACAATAGTTGGCCCAGTTGGAACAACCTTTACTTTATAAAACTCTTCAACAATTGGCTTTAATCTTTCAAATAGTCCTGAAACAACTGGTGCTATTTCTGGATTATTCTTATTTAAACTATTATAGGTTGCCACTCTATCTTTCCAATAATCAGAATCGTAAACAACTGTTCCATTTTCATTAACATGGCTTTGTGTTACATCCCATATAGTTAAAGATTTTGCAGCCTTTTCTAAAAACTCTATCTCTTCCTGAGTCATAAAATTTTCTAATTCAACGATCATATCTTTGCCGTTGCCAAACCATCCAGATGGTGTCATTGATGGCTTTCTAACTACAACAGATGCTTCTGATTTATCCATAATTTGATTATATCATAGGGTTTATACCCCTACAACTCCCTCTCAATCTCTAGTTGTTTTAAGAACCTGTCTGCACTAAATCTCCAGTTATCTTTTGCAAAAGACTTAACAATTTTAATGCATACATCTTCATAATCTTCTTTGCTTAGTTTATCCTTTAGTTTGTGTAAAGCCTCTACAGTATCTATATAGTTTTGTCTAACAAAAGATGGATCCCCAGCATGATTTCTTTTTAAAACCTTTGTAATGGTATTACCAGACGGTTGATATAAAGATACAGTTAGATAGTCTTTAGCAAAACCAGCATCCTTGTACATCTCATAACCTTCTAAGGCTTGCTCTATATTGTCAAAAGAGATAATTGATCTTACTGGAGATTCTCCATCTCTTGAAACTGTTATTATGTAGTGGTGTACAGTTCCCTTTTTAGAATTTTCAATATAGTCATTAACCATGTCATCATGTGTTATATTTTTTTCATTCACTATGCACCAGTATTATCTTTTACATAAAGTTTAAGGGTTTTTGTTTCGTGACGACCTTTAACTTCTCCGTGTTCATTAACGGCATCTCTATACCAGTCCGTCCATTGGCCAGAAGAATTTAAAACTTGTGCTGCTTCTCCATAAGAAATATTTGCTTCAACTCTTGATCTGTCTGGATCTTTGTAATCAACAATCTCTATTGTACTGTTATTTAGGTTACTTAGGGATATTGGAAGTATTGTTGCTATTGGTGTGCCAGCCTTTATTGTTATTTCTTCATTTGCTCTTCTTGCTTTAATTGCTAATGGAAGTGGATTATCATAGAAAGAAGAACTAATTAAATTAGACATTGTTTCAAAATCTTCATTAAAATAGTTTACTGGATTAATTGTAATAATACTTACATCTTCTTCAGTTCTAAAAATTAATCCAGTATTTAGACTAATAGAAGACTGCCCCCTTCCAGTATAAGAGCCTTCTGGTGCAGAAATAATTTTAACATGATCCTGGGTTTGATCATTTATTCCATCCCAAATAAAAACTATATCTTCTAAACAAGAAAGGCTCCAGCCAACGACATTTGCTTGTGTTACTGGAAAACATCTATATGCATGGTTTTCTGATGTTGCATCCATCCATTCTCGTTTAATAGACATTGGAGAAATAACAAAACTGTTGCCTTGCATTTTCTCAACAGAAATTTTAATCATTATTCCTGATCCCATTTAGCATCATACATGTCTGGGGTGTGATACTTTTTGCTGTAATCTAGCATTGTGACAATAGAGTACTTTGTTCCAGAATGAACTGGCATTGCCTGATGTGGATACATAAAGTTAGAAGGGAATATATAAAGATCTCCAGCCTTTGGCTTAATATTTAAACCCTGTAGCCTAAAGTATAACTCTCCACCTTCGTAGTCATCATTGACATATGCAACTAAAGATACAGTACAGTTATATGAGTATCCGTGATCATGGTGCTCTTTAAAGTGCTGTCCTGGACCATACTTAATAAAGTTAAAGGCTTCCCAATACTTTAATGGCATGATGTTGTAGTCTCTTCTATAGTCCTCTACAGCAGCAGCCTGTGCATCATATATGTCTTGCCATAGAGATTGAAGTTTTAAAGATTCTTCACTTTTATCTAATTCTATATCTGTTTTCTTAAATTTGAAATCAACGCAGTCTCTGTACTCTGGCATGAGTTGCTGATATCCTACATATGCTGGCATCCAATGATATCTTTTTCCTTCTGCTGACAACTCTCCGTATCCAGCAACAGAACCAAGAGAATTCTCTAGCCTATTGATTACATCTAACTCTTTCTTGATAACATTTCTATAACATACAATTCCGCTACCAAGAATCTCTTTTTCTGTCCAACTTTGCATTATATATTCCTATCTATACTCTCGTCTTGACCATACTTTATTTTTATATACCCCGCCATCTGGCTGGCGATAAAAATTTGCGTTGTCTACCATTTTACCATAAATTTCTGATTGATTTAAAATATCTATACTGTGTTCCCAGTTTTCTCTTTTAAAAGGCAGAACCTGAAGATATGGAGTTCCTGCTGGTAAAGTTCCTTCCCATCCATCTGCAATAAAAAATGGGAAACTTCCAAGAAGATGAACCTTATCGCTATCTACAATACCAGTAGTGTTCATAAAAGGAAGATCAAACCTATTCATTGGTGTCATAAATAATGCGCTATAACCTTCTGGTAATTCTAATCCCCAGTCTGAACTCCAAGCAAAATGATGGGTATAGTATCCTTTTGGATGCTCAAACTGTGGCATTGGTGGTCTTTGTGTACAAAAATCTTTATACTTTGGGTCATCAATTTTTACAGTAATAGCACCATAGGAGTTTTTAACAAATGTCAAATCGCAAGGTGTTTTAAAAACATATCCTGTTGAGAATGCATCCATAATTGCTGGACATGCTTTCCAAGTTGGAATCTTTCCATAATCATCTGTAGTTCCTTCTTTAGGAAATGGACAAACCTCTTTTGGAGCCTTGTAGTATTCTCCATTTGGCATTTTTGCAAATCTGTCTGCGTCTTTATACCAATCTGGTATTTCTTTTTGTGTTGGAACTGGAACAGAAATGCTTTCTTTATTTAGCCATGGCCTAAATGATCTAAATACTGCAACCAAAGACACTACTTGTGTCCTAGTTCATTAATGTCTGTCATTACGACAACACAATACTTTGTTCCCTCTTTCATAGGCAATGAAGCATGCTCATAGATATAGTTTGATGGACAAAGAACAATGTCTCCTATTTTTGGACTATGTGTGTAATTGTCCATTCTTGGGAATCTAATTTCTCCGCCTTCATAATCTTCGTTTATATATATAACAGCAGAAACTGTGCAGTTGTACATTGGGCCGTGATCAGCATGAATATTAAAATGTGTTCCTTCTCCTTCGTACTTTACAAAGTTAAAAGCCTCATAGTAGACTACGTTGATTCCCCAGTACCTTGCATAATCGTCAACGCAGAACTTTAATTTTTGATAAATCTCTTCATGAAGATCAATAAGTTCAGCATTGTGTTCATCTCTTGGTCCCAAGTTTTCTTGCTTAAACCTAAAGTCTACAGCGTCTCTAGCCTTCTTAATTGGAACATCTGAATTAGTTACTTTTGCTTCAGACCACTTATACTTTCCATTCCCGCCTAAATTTGACTCAAGGATATTTATGTATCTTTCAGAATCTTCTTTTGAAAATACATTTCTATATAAATTAATTCCTAATGCTGGATTTTCAACAAGTATGTTATTTCCTATTGTTTTTGATGGGTACCTGTTGGCTGATGTTTCAGATCTATCTTTTGTAAACCATACGTTATTGTTCTCATCATACATTTTTAAAATCCTTTTCTATTTTTAAAATCTAACAATTAAACTTCAGTAAATCTTGAGCCGTCCCAGCCATGTGTTTCTCCTGCAGCAACTGCCTGATCTTCTGGAACCTTAACTAAAATAACTTCGCCTTGAAATCTTTCAGAAAGAAAATCTGAAAAAATAGACTCATTAGCAATAACAAAATTTGAAACTATAGTGTTATCAGAAAGAAAAGAAAATCTCTTATTGTCGTCCCAAATATCTAAAACAACTGATCCTTCAGGTCTTTCAACTCCTCCAGAAAAAGAGACTCCATCCCAATGAGAACCTAGTCTTGCATTGTCTCTAAATGAAGTTGTTTCCATTCCTACAATATTTGTATTTTTTGACAAAGCATTTTCCATTAAAGAACTTATCTTTGTATCTGTATGTTCACTCATCATGTGAATAACATCCCAAGATGTTTCATCTTTTTTTGATAACACTGCGTACATTTTGTATCTCCTTTTTCTTAATTATTAGTATAGCATATTGTTTAGTTGGGGGTGCATATTTTATATACACACCCCCTTCTAACTTTTAGCAATTACAGTTTGAACATGGGCACTGCCAGCAATATGTTGCTTGGCATCTGCTGACACCAACTCCAACTCCAACTCCAACTCCTACGCCTACAAAGTAAGGTGGGAAGAATGGGAAGAACGGGAAGTAAGGGAAGAATGGTGGGAAGAATGGGAAGAATGGGAAGAATGGGAAGAATGGTGGGAAGAATGGGAAGAACGGGAAGAATGGGAAGAACGGTGGGAAGAATGGGAAGAACGGGAAGTAAGGGAAGAATGGTGGGAAGAACGGGAAGAAGGGGAAGAATGGGAAGAATGGGAAAAACGGCGGGAAGAATGGAGGAGTAGTAACGCTATTGGATGAATTAGAGTACTCTCCAGGCCCGTTATCATTTTCTGCCCGTACCTGATAGGTCTGTGAAGTTGTTGCTTCTTGTGCTACTGCAACAGACAAAGATCCTGTTGTTCCAGTTTTAGAGTCAGATGAAGTATATCTGTAAAGGGTAATTGGCTTTCCACCTGTTGCTGGCGCTGACCAACTAATTGTATCATTTTGTGATCCTGCTGTAACTGATGCAGTTACTGATCCAACCTTATTTGGTACTGATGTAACAGTAAGTGCAGATGTAGCAGTTGAGGATGCTGATGTTCCAGAAGCATTTGTTGCAGTCACAGCAAATGTATAAGATGCTCCAGACTTAAGACCACCTATAACAATTGGAGAAGATGCTCCTGTTTGAGTTACAGTTGTTCCAGTTGAACCGTCTCCTCCTGCTCCAGTTGCAACAAAGGTTGCAGATACTGTGTAAGAGGTTGCTGGTGGAGAGCCTGCTGGCAATTCAAAAGTAACTGATGCTGCTGCACTATTAAATGCTCTGTTTGTACCAACGTCAGTTCTACCAACATTGATTGGTGGTTTTGGCTCCAAGAAGTCATTTGCTGCTTGGGACTTTTTACCTACTCTTTTATTTGCCATCTTTTAATTCCCCTTTTCTTATTACAATATTACTTAAGATCTCCGAAGACAACCCATGTATTTGCTGCTCTCTTTAGAAGAGTTGCAGATGACCATTGTCCACGTAGTGTTAATCCTGGTGTTGCGTTAACTGCTGTAGTTCCAGGTGTTGCTGCTGCGATTGAAACTGCCCCTGTACCTGTCTGAAGAATATCAATAGATGTTCCGATTGGAAAGTTTAGAGTTGCATCTGTTGGAATTGTAACTACTGCTGCTTGAGAAAATTCAATCATTGAATCTCTGTCTGTAAGTGCTCCAAGAGTATATCCTGCTGACTTTTGAGTAATTGTTGTAAGTGAAGGAACGCCAGCCTTTGTCTGTGTACCATCTGTAAATGCTACTCCAGATGCTGACAAAGTTAATGCTCCAGTAATTGTTGGAGTTGCTAGTGTTGGTGAGGCAAGGTTTGCCTTAAGATCAAGTGCTGTTTGCTGAGCAGTTGAAACTGGCTTTCCTGCATCTGTTGTGTTATCAACATTACCAAGACCAACCATAGTTTTTGTTATACCAGACACTGTTCCAGTAAATGTTGGAGAAGCAAGTCCTGCGAATGCAGAATAGGCTGTTCCATCATTTGTGAACTCCCAAGAATCAGTAGATTCGTTCCAACGTATTTGAACATCAGGAGCGTCTCCACGCTTAATCTTTATTCCTGCATTCTCTGTTGGAGTTCCAGTAGTAAAGTTGCTGTTTAGGTCTATAATGTTATCAGCCAATGAGATTGTTTCGCTGTTTACAGTTGTAGTTGTTCCGCTTACTGTTAGGTTTCCACCAACAACAAGGTTTCCATTTACTTCTGCATTATCATTAAGGTAAACTTTTCCTGTACCATTTCCAGATAGAGATAAGTCTGTATTTAGACTATTGCTTTCTAAACTGTTAGACTTGAGGCCGTTGCTAAATGCAATTCCGTTTCCATCATTGCTTGAGAAGTTGGCTCCTGCTTCAACAACTAGAGGCCCCTTTATATTAACAGAACCAGCACCTGTTGGATCTAGTTCAATGTTACCACTTCCGCTTGTTCTTAATGCCAAGTTTTCATTAGCATCTGCAGTAATAACAACGTCACCTGCGTCAGTTTGAAGAACCTTCTGTCCGTTAACGTACAGGGATCCTGGACCAACATAAATATCTCTCCACATCTTTGTAGGAGAGCCCAAGTCAAATGTAATATCTGTTGCTGGTAGTACATGTCCTGTGGTTACAGTACCTGTAAATGTTGGTGAAGCAAGTGGTGACTTTAGATCAAGCGCTGTTTGAGTAGCAGTTGAAACTGGCTTATTTACATCTGATGTATTATCAACATTTGCAAGGCCTACTGAAGACTTTGTAAGTGCTCCTACTGCAGTTGAAATCTTTGTGTCTGCTGCTGTTCCTGCTGCTGTAATTGCGTCTGCTTCTGCTTGATCAGCATATGCTGTAGTTGCAATTGTTCCGTCAATATCAAATCGGTTATCAACTGAATTCCAGTCTATACCAGTTCCTGCAAGAGTTGATTGATCAACTGCTGCTTCTTCTAGTGCAGTCTCAAGATCTGCTGTTGTTACAAGAAGAGATGTATCTGCAATTCCGTGTACGCTTTCTGTTGCATCAGAGTGTAGTCCTAATGCTGTAGATGCAGCGGTTCCTGCTGCTGTAACTTCTGACTTTAGTGCAAGATCTGCTGTGTCTGCAATACCGTGAACATTTGTCTCATCTGCAGTGTGTGTATCTATTGCTGCTGTGATTGAATCTGAAAGATTTGTTGCTGTTACAAGAACAGATGTGTCTCCAATACCGTGGACATTTGTAGTCGTTGTATTGTGATCAGCCAAATTTGTTAGTGATGCTTTTGCTGCAAGGTTATTTGTTAATGTTGCTGCAAAGTCAGCATCATTACCAAGTGCTGCTGCTAACTCATTTAGAGTGTCTAGTAGTCCTGGTGCACCGTTAACTAAATTGTTTACCTTTGTCTGAACAAATTCTGTTGTTGCAACCTGTGTTGTATTAGTTGCTGCTGCTGCAGTAGGTGCTGTTGGAACACCAGAAAGTGCTGGTGATGCTAGAGGGGCCTTTAGGTCAAGTGCTGCTTGTGTAGCAGTTGAGATTGGCTTTGATGCATCTGTTGTATTATCTACAGATCCTAGTCCAACCATTGACTTTGTAACTCCGCCAACTGTTCCTGTAAATGTAGGATTGTTAATTGGAGCCTTTAGTGCAAGATTATTTGTTGTTGTTGTAAAGAAGGCTGGGTCATTATTAATTGCTGCTGCTAATTCATCCAATGTATTTAGAAGGTCTGGAGCGCCATCAATGATTGATGCTAACTCTGCTGCATTGGCAAAGTACTGTAGAGCAGACCATGTTGATGATCCATTACCCATCTTAAACTTACTTGTATCAGTTTCAAAACCGATTTCACCTGCTGCTAGAATTGGGTTTGCAGCCGTCCATTGTGCTGCAGTACCTCTGCGCTGTTGCATTCTTGTTGCCATATTTTATTTCTCCTTTATGGGGGCTGCCCATTAACTTATCTTATTA